AAAACTAATAGCAACGATCGAGCAACATATAAGTATACAAGTTGTGTTCGTAATGAAGATGGTAGTTATAGTGAAGAAACTATCGAGATTAAGCCGGGCGAAAATGGTGTCACTGAAGCGGATATTAAGATGCTTCACTCAATGGATGACAGCGAGGTTTACTACAACAATAAGAATCTGCGTCCTGCTAGAACTGCTGAAGAAAAAGCTGAGATTGAAGCGTGGAAAGAGAAGTACATCAAACGTTTCGAAGAAAGATACGGCTACAAACCCAACAAAGACGACGTTGACTACGCTGCTAACAAGCATTTCCTACCCAACTATAATTCCTCGATTGACTTTGATGCAGATGGCGAGCTTGAAGTAGATAAAAGTCATCTTGCTGAAGCTCTCAGTACTACTGATGATTATGGTTTTATTACCAACGATTATGGTTTTGAATGGTCAGAAGAAATGGAGCATGCGTTTTCAACGCTTACTGACAAGCAGCGTCAGGTTATTCGTTTGATGTTTATTGAAGGATACACTCAGTCAGAGATTGCAAGCATGCTTGGTATCTCGTCTGCTGGTGTGAAAAAGCATCTGGATAAGGCTCTCGAAAAGCTTAGAAAAACGCGTTAAAAAATTCTAGAAATTTTATTTGGAGGAGGTTAAAAACTCCTCCTTTTTCTTTGCCTGTGATGTGTAAGGAAGAAACCCCTTATAGAAAGGAGGCAAAACTCGTGAAACACAAGATCGTTATTAACGTCACCGGTGAAAACGGTGAGAAGAAACAGGTTCTACGTGGAGCTGTGATGCGATTACCTCAACGGTTTATCCGCTGGCTGTTTGGTGATTACTCGCAAGTCTACCTATTAGATCCTGGAAAGAGTGTTCAGTCAGTTGATGTCAAAGAAGTTTAAGGAGGAAAACCGTGAAAAAGGAAATATTGAGAGAAGTTATCAAAGACTTGGAAAACTTAACAGCTCATCTTAAAACGCTGTTTGATGATGCTGGTGCTTCTGGTGCTGGTTGTAAAGAAACAGCTCCTAATAATAAGGGGTCTGTTAAAAAGGTGAGTTTGGAGGATGTGCGAGCGGTTTTAGCAAAACTTAGCCAGATGGGAAAGACAGCTGATGTGAAGAAACTCATCGTTAAGCACGGTGCGCAAAAGCTATCGGATGTTCCTGAAAGCGAGTATGAGAGCCTATTGCATGAAGCGGAGGGAATTAAAGGTGACTAAGCATGCTTTACTTTCCCCATCTTCTGCTCACAGGTGGATTAAGTGTACTCCGAGTGCTGTTTTAGAAGAAAAGTTTGAAAACACTACTTCTGCTGCAGCAAAGGAAGGAACGGCAGCACACGCGTGGTGTGAGTACAAGCTGAATAAGCTTCTTAACCGTCCGTGTGAAAAACCGTCAACAGAGTATGACTCAAACGAGATGCAGGAATGCTCGGATGCTTACGTGGATTTCGTAATGGAAAAATACGAACAGGCAAAACTTAACTGTCAAGATCCTATCCTTCTCATCGAGCAGAAAGTTGATTTTTCAGCTTACGTGCCGGACGGGTTTGGTACAGCGGACTGCATTATTGTAGGCGATAAAACGCTGCAGGTTATCGACTTTAAGTACGGTCAAGGCGTGCTGGTTGATGCTTACGAGAATCCTCAGATGAAATGCTACGCGCTTGGAGCTTTAACGCTTTTCGACAGCTTGTATGAGATTCAAACTGTTGAGATGAGTATTTTTCAGCCGCGGCGTGACAACGTATCAACTTTTACGCTACCTGTCGCGGAGCTTATCTGTTGGGCTGAAAGCGTGCTTAAACCTAAAGCAGGGCTTGCTATTAAAGGCGAAGGCGAATTTGAAGCCGGTGACTGGTGCAGGTTTTGCAGGGCAAAAGCAGTATGCAGAAAGCGTGCCGAGGAAAATCTAAAGCTTGCAGAATTTGAGTTCAAACCGCCTTCTGTTTTAACGGATAGTGAGATTGAAGAAGTGCTCACGCTTATTCCACAGTTAACAAAGTGGGCTGATGATGTTTTAGCGTACGCCACAGATTCCGCTATTAACCACGGTAAAGAGTGGAGCGGTTTCAAACTCGTGGAAGGACGTTCTGTTCGTAAGTTTAAGGATGAGACAGCGGTTATTGAGAAAGCGAAAGCTCATGGCTTTACCGACATTTTCAAAACTAGTCTTATCGGTTTAACGGAAATGCAAAAGATGATGGGCAAGAAAAAATTTGAGGATATTCTGGGCGACCTCGTTATAAAACCGTCCGGAAAACTTACGCTCGTACCGGACTCGGATAAGCGGGCAAAAGTTAACGTAACAAATGTAAACCAAGAATTCAAAAAGGAGAATTAGTATTATGTCTAAATTAAATAACACGAAGGTTATTACAGGTAAGAACACGCGTCTTTCCTATTTCAATGGTTGGGAGCCAAAGTCTATTAACGGCGGCCCTGAAAAATATAGTGTTTCACTGCTTATCCCTAAAAGTGATGTTGAAACAGTAAACGCTATTGAGAAAGCTATTGATGCTGCGATTGAGGAAGGTGTCGGTAAGTTCGGTGGTAAAAAACCAAACAAGGCTGCTCTTAAAACACCACTCAGGGACGGGGATATTGAGCGTGATGATGAAGCGTATAAAGGACATTACTTTATTAACGCGAACTCAACCACGGCTCCGCAGATTGTAGACAAGCAGGTAAAACCAATCATGGATCGCAGTGAAGTGTATTCAGGCTGCTATGCGAGGGTTTCCATCAATTTTTACGCGTTTAACTCTAACGGTAATAAGGGAGTTGCTTGTGGTCTTGGCAATATTCAAAAGATTAGAGACGGTGAGCCACTCGGCGGACGTAGCCTCGCAACCGATGATTTTACGACTTTAGAAGATGATGACTTTCTAGCATAAGGAGCGTGAGTTAATTATGGAAATTGTTATAGCGGTTTTTATTTCAGTGTTTATAGGAGTATTACTTCTTGATTTTACGGTAAAGAAACTCGTGAGTCTTTACGTTGATATTAAACACATTCTAAATAGGAATTAGAAGATTCCTGAAAAACAGGATTTAGAAGATTCTATAAGTGGGGTGGCAGGTTTTCTGTCACCTCTTTTATTAACTTGGAGGTGGTGTAATTTGGAAAATTTGAGTGTGGATTTGGAGACGTTTTCGAGTGTAAATCTTGGTAAATGTGGGGTTTACAAGTACGCAGAATCAGAGGATTTTGAAATACTGCTTTTTGGCTACAGTGTGGACGGTAGTGAAGTTCAGGTCGTTGACTTAGCACAAGGTGAAACCATACCCGAGGTTGTGCTTTCTGCTTTAACAGATGAAACGGTGACCAAGTGGGCGTTTAACGCTCAGTTTGAAAGAATCTGCCTATCACGCTATTTGCGAGATAAAGGCATCAATGTTAACCCTGGTCAGACAGGAAAAAGTGAAGGCTTGTTTTTAAACCCAAGCTCGTGGCATTGCACAATGATCTGGTCAGCCACCCTGGGGCTTCCCATGTCGCTTGAAAACGTGGGAATAGTACTGGGCCTTGATAAGCAGAAGCTCACTGAGGGTAAGAATCTTATTAAATACTTCTGCTTACCGTGTAATCCTACGAAAGTAAACGGTGGAAGAACAAGAAACAAGTATTTCCACGATAAGGAAAAGTGGGAGCAGTTTAAATCGTATAACAAGCGTGATGTGGAAGTTGAGATGAGTATTCAAGAAAAGCTCTCACGCTTTCCCGTGCCGGACTTTTTATGGCAGGAGTTTTATCTCGACCAAGAGATTAACGACCGTGGGATAGGAATAGATTCTCTTTTCGTTGAGTCAGCCATAAAACTCGACTTAGAGGTGAAAACGCATCTTATGAGTGAGCTTAAGCGTGTTACGGGTTTAGAAAACCCGAACTCTGTGTTACAGATGCGCTCTTGGCTTAAAAAGCATGGTCTTGAAATGGAGTCGCTTGGTAAAAAAGAAGTCGCTAAAGAGCTTAAAACAGTGGGTAAAGAGTTGGCGGAAGTTTTACGGCTTCGTCAGCAGCTTGCTAAATCCTCGGTGAAAAAGTATACGGCGATGAAAAACGCTGCCTGTATGGATTATCGGGAGCGTGGCATGTTTCGCTTCTATGGGGCAAACCGTACAGGAAGGTTTGCGGGAAGGCTTGTGCAATTACAAAACCTGCCACAAAACCATCTGCCTGATTTGGCGGAGGCTAGAAGTCTTGTTAAACAAGGAAATGTTGAAGCTTTGGAAATGCTTTATGAGGATATTCCTGATACTTTATCCCAGCTTATTCGCACTGCTTTTATTCCACGCACGGGATTGAAGTTTATTGTCGCAGACTTTTCAGCGATCGAAGCGAGAGTCTTGGCTTGGCTTGCAGGTGAAAAATGGCGTATGCGAGTATTCGCGGAAGGTAAAGACATTTACTGCTCGTCAGCATCTCAAATGTTTAGTGTGCCTGTTGAAAAGCACGGAGTAAACGGGCACCTGCGGCAGAAAGGTAAGATAGCGGAGCTCGCTCTTGGATATGGCGGCTCTGTTGGTGCGTTAAAAGCCATGGGAGCGCTCGACATGGGTCTTACCGAGGATGAGCTGCAGCCTCTTGTTGATGCGTGGAGATCATCTAACCCGATGGTTACAACACTGTGGTGGGATGTGGACAGAGCGGTAAAACAGTGTGTACACGAACACGTATCTGTTCGAACACACAATATAGTGTTCACTTACAAGAGTGGGTTTCTTATCATCAAACTGCCTTCGAAAAGATGCCTTTACTATGTGAAGCCACGTGTGGAAGAAAACAAGTATGGTGGTGAATCGGTCACATATGAGGGTGTGGGATCTACTAAAAAATGGGAGCGGCTGGAAAGCTACGGTCCTAAATTCGTAGAAAACATTACGCAAGCTATAGCTCGTGACATCCTCATCTATGCTATGCAAACGCTGAAAGAATATCGCATCGTCGCGCACGTGCATGATGAAGCCATTATCGAAACCGATAAAAGCGTGAGTGTTCAAAGCGTGTGTGAGCTAATGGGAAGAACACCACCTTGGGCAGAAGGTTTACTTCTTAGAGCTGACGGCTACGAGTGCGAGTTTTACAAAAAAGATTAAAAAAATTTTAGGAGCAGGGTTAAAAACCTGCTCTTTTTCTTTGCCTGTGATTTAGAAGGTAATACCGCCTTCAGAAAAAATCATAGGAGGTAATTTTATGAATGAATTACAAGTATTTAAGAATGTAGAGCTTGGCTCTGTTCGCACAACAGTAGTAGATGGTATCCCATATTTTGTGGGCAAGGACGTGGCTGAGATTCTTGGTTATCGTGATACATCTGATGCACTGAAAAGGCATGTAGATGAAGATGATAAGCTGACTCGGTGTTTCACCGACTCAGGTCAGAACCGAGAAATGTATGTTATTAACGAGTCTGGTCTTTACAGTCTTATTCTTAGAAGTCAGCTCCCTAAAGCGTGTCAGTTTAAACGATGGGTTACATCACAGGTTCTTCCGAGTATCCGTAAGCACGGTATGTATGCGACAGATGAGCTTATCAACAATCCTGATATGGCTATCGCTGTTTTTAACGCATTGAAAGAAGAGCGTGCTAAAAGAGAAGCGTTAGAGCTTACGACTGCTGTGCAAAAACAGCAGATAGCTGAGCTTAAACCGAAAGCCAGCTATTACGATGTTGTGCTTAAATGCAAAGACATAATCTCTATGCGTGTGATTGCAAAAGATTATGGCAAGTCAGCACAGTGGATGAATAACTTTTTGCATGAGCTCGGTGTGCAGTATAGGCAGTCTGATATCTGGCTTTTATATCAAAAGTATGCCAATCAGGAATATACGAAATCTCGCACAAATACATACGAGGATTCTAATGGTGTTACACACTCAAAAATGCATACTTATTGGACTCAGAAAGGCAGGCTTTTCATCTATCACCTCATGACACAACACGGTATCTACCCGTTGATTGAACAGGAGGCTAAAGATGAGTAAGTCTTATAAAAAGCATTTAGAAACAACACCGAATTTTAAGCCTATCGTCTACATTTGTGCTCCCTACCGTGGAGATAAGGAAAGAAACGTTAAGCACGCTATTCGGTGTGCGGCTTACGCGTATTCACGCGGAGCAATCCCTATCACTCCACACCTGCTTTTCCCTTTCATGGATGATGAGAATCAAAAGCATAGAGGGGATGCGATGTTTATGGACATTATCCTCTTAGGCAAGTGCAACGAACTATGGGTGTTCGGAGAAAAAATCACAGGCGGCATGCAAGTAGAAATCAATTTGGCTGAAAAACGCAGGCAGCCGATTAAGTATTTTACGGATAAGGATTTGGGGGTGAATGTTGATGCGTAGTTTAGCTATCGCTTACGGTAACAACAGGCAGGCAAAGACATGGGTGAATAAGACCATCACCTATGGTGAGCTGAAAGACCGTCTTAAAGTGACGATTCGCACCTCAGAGTCAGCGGAAGAGTATGCAAAAATGAAGAAAACGGATCGTGATCTTGCAAAAGACCACGGTGGTTTCGTTGCAGGAGCGTTGGCTTACGGTAGACGAAAAGTCGACAGCGTTGAATTTCGCTCCATGCTCGCCTTAGATGGGGATCATGTTGCTAAAGACTTTATTGTACTCTACGAGAGTGTTGCGCCTTACACGTCTTTTCTGTACACGACACACAGCCACACGCCTGATAATCCGAGGGTGAGAATTGTTTTTCCTTTAACAAGGAATGTAACACCTGACGAGTTTGTAGCAGTGTCAAGGTATTTAGCTGACATGCTGGGTATTGACCAGTTTGATGAATGCTCTTACTTGCCTAACCAGCTCATGTACTGGCCGTCCACGCCACAAAACGGCGTGTACGAGTATAAAGAGGTTGAAAAAGACTGGCTTAATCCTGATGATATTTTATCCGCTCACCCTGAGTGGACAGATCCGACCAGGCTTCCGACCTCGTCTCGTGAGAGTAAAGCGAATCAGGTGCAGAAACAGAAAGTGCAAGATCCACTCGCGAAAAATGGTGTGGTTGGATTGTTTAACCGAGTATTTAACCCAGTAACTCTTGCTTTGGAAAAGTTTTTAAGCGACATATATGAGCCGACAGATAATGAAAACCGCTGGCATCTTATAGCCTCACACAGTATGGCAGGAGTTGAGATTATCGAAGACAAGTTCGTTTACTCTCATCACGCTAAAGACCCGGCGTATTTAAAACTGTGTAACGCTTTTGATATCGTTCGCACGCACAAATTCGCTAGCTTAGACGAGAAAGAGTCGTTTAAGAAAATGAGCGAGTTTGCGATGAGTCTTGATGAGGTAAAACTTCAAGCAGCAAACGAGAGGCTCTCGGAAGCGGAAGATGATTTTGTTGACAGTGAGGATTGGAAGAAAAAACTACGCTATACGTCTAAAGGCGCTGTTTTAGAAAACTCGCTTTATAATGCGAAACTCATTATTAAACATGATCCTTTGCTTAAAGGAATCGTTTTTAACCAGCTGGCTGATGGTCTTGAAATTAAAGGCGATGTTCCTTGGCAGCATCCTGCGAAGTTTTGGAGGGATGCGGACGATGCTCAGCTTATCTGCTATGTTGACGACCATTATGGCTCGTTCTCACAGAGAAACTATGATATTGCTGTCACGAAAGTGTCAGATGATAGAAGTTATCATCCGATAAGACGCTATTTTGAGAGTCTTCCTCAATGGGATGGTGTGAAACGTGTAGACACGCTTTTTATCGACTATCTTGGTGCTGAAGACAACGCGTATATTCGTGCAGTGTGTAGAAAAACACTGTGTGCAGCATACATGCGTATCTACCATCCTGGTATTAAATTTGACTACCTTCCTGTTTTTAATGGTGCGCAAGGTATCGGCAAGTCAACGTTTATAGCAAACCTTGGCATGGAATGGTTTTCAGACAGTCTCACGCTTTCAGACATGAACGATAAGACTGCGGCTGAAAAACTCCAAGGATATTGGATTCATGAAATCAGCGAGCTTGCGGGCATGAAAAAAGCTGATCTTGATAAGGTAAAAGCTTTTGTTTCAAGACGAGATGATAAGTATCGTGCTTCTTTTGGAAAACGTGTCTCCCCACACCCGAGGCAGTGCGTGTTCTTCGGTACAACGAATAGTGAAAACGGTTATTTAAGGGATGTTACGGGTAACCGGCGTTTTTGGAATGTGAAAGTGTCGGGAAACGGTAAGTATAAGCCCTGGGAAATGACGCGAGAACTGGTTGACCAAATATGGGCGGAAACCATGGTTATTTCCAAGGCGGGTGAAGAACTGTTCCTTGATGCGAGCTTGGAGGCTTTCGCTCAAGAAGAACAGCGTGAAGCCATGCAGCAAGACGACCGTGAAGGCATTGTTAGAGAGTATCTTAACATGCTTCTACCTGATACTTGGGATGAAATGGATATTTACAGGCGGCGGGATTACTTCCGTGACATGGAGGATCCGACACGTCCTAAAGGCACGGTTAAACGCATGGAAGTATCCAACATTGAAATATGGTGCGAATGCTTCGGGAAAGCCAAAGAAGATATTAAGCCTATCGACAGTTACGCAATATCGGCGATTATGAAACGTTTGAAAGACTGGCAAAGATCTGACAATCGTAGAACCATACCAATCTATGGAAGGCAAAGAATTTATACCAGAATCTGAGTGGACAAGCGGAGAAAACAGGACAACTGAATGTAGCTTGTCCTGACTTTGTCACTTGTCCCGCCAATAACAACAGGCTTTGGACGAACAGGGACGGACAACACATGAAAATCTATATTAAATAAAATCTTTATTTATTACTTATAGCGTACACGTAACACGTGTATTCGCGCGTAAAGGGATTTTTAGCCATTTGTCCGTCCTTGTCCCGATAGAAAGGATAAAAAATTATGAGAAGTAAACAAGCAAGAACAATGGAAAGATACATGAAAGCAGGAGCTGAAATGAGACTGCTTAAGAGCCTTAGCGCAAGGCTTATCACAGATACAGGCTCTATCCTCTTAAAAACGCAGCAGGATAAATTGATGAGAGCCATGGATAAAGTCCGTCAGTTATGTTCGCTAGCAGAAGAAAACATGTTTAAAGACTATCCCGATTTAAGCAAAGACTATATTGACGTGTTTTATGGCGATGTTGCTAATGAGCCGAGAAACGAAGTGGATAAGAAAATCATTGAGATGGCAAAAGAGGTATCTGATGGGCTTTTTACGAGAAAAGGAAACTGAGCGAAAACTCGTCCGTGAAGTCAAAGCAATGAGAGGACTTTGTTTAAAACTTACGAGTCCTTCCGTTGACGGGCTTCCAGACAGGCTGGTTTTACTTCATGGGGGCAAGATTGGTTTTGTGGAGCTTAAAGCACCAGGTAAAAAGCCTAGAGTTTTACAGGTGAAACGGATGAAGGATTTACAGGATTTAGGTTTTAAGGTTTTCGTGGTTGATGACAAGAGTCAGATTGGAGGTGTGATTGATGCGATACAAGCCACACGAGTATCAAAAGTATGCGACTGATTTTATTATCACACACCCGGTTTCAGCGGTTTTGCTTGAAATGGGACTTGGTAAGAGTGTTATAAGTCTTACAGCGATTAACAACCTGATGCTTGACTCGTTTGATGTTTCCAGAACTCTTGTTATCGCTCCTCTTAGGGTTGCGAACGCTACGTGGCCTTTAGAGTTAGAAAAGTGGGAGCATTTAAAACACTTGACTTATTCTGTTGTGACGGGCAGTGAGAAGGAGCGGATTCAAGCACTAAAAACGCCTGCTCACGTTTATATTATTAACCGTGAAAACGTGGAGTGGCTGATAATGAAAAGCGGCCTGCCGTTTAATTTCGACATGGTTGTGATAGATGAGCTTTCAAGTTTTAAATCATATCAGGCGAAACGTTTCAAAGCATTACTGAAGGCTAGACCGAAAGTTAAAAGGATTGTTGGTCTTACAGGAACTCCTTCTTCTAACGGGCTAATGGATTTGTGGGCTGAGTTTAGGCTGCTTGATATGGGTCAAAGGCTAGGCCGCTATATTACGTATTATCGGCAGAACTTTTTTAATCCTGATAAGCGTAACCAGCACATGATTTTTTCCTACAAGCCTAAAGATGGTGCTGAGAGTTTAATCTATAAGCAGATAGCTGATATTACGATTTCGATGAAGTCAAAAGACTATTTGAAAATGCCAGCGTGTGTGATAAACGAGGTGAAAGTAGAGTTATCCGGTAAGGAGCGAAAACTCTACGATGAGCTTAAAGCAGATATGGTGGTGTCATTGGAGGGTAAAGAGATTGATGCGATTAACGCAGCGTCTCTTTCAAATAAGCTTCTTCAAATGGCAGGCGGCGCGGTTTATAACGAGAAAAAAGAAAGCGTTCATATTCATGATCGTAAGCTGGACGCGTTAGAGGATTTAATCGAGGCTGCTAACGGTAAACCGGTGCTTGTAGCTTACTGGTTTAAGCATGATCTTGAGCGGATTAAGAAACGTTTTAACGTGCGTGAGATTAAAACGAGTGCTGATATTGCTGACTGGAATGCCGGCATGATTCCTGTAGCGTTGATTCACCCGGCTTCTGCAGGTCATGGTCTTAACCTACAGGCTGGCGGCTCTACTCTTATCTGGTTTTCCCTGACTTGGAGTTTGGAACTTTACCAGCAGACGAACGCCAGGCTTAACCGTCAGGGTCAAACCAGCACGGTTGTAATCCATCACATTATCACTAAGAACACGATTGATGAGGATGTGATGAGGGCTTTAAGCATGAAGGCTAAAGTGCAGGATGCTTTAATCGAGTCGGTTAAGGCAAGACTATCAATTAACGAAGTGAGGGAAAGGGGTTCTAGAGAGAACTTACCTCAAAATGGAGGTAAGAATGAACAAAAAAGAATACTTACGGCAAGCCTATCTTCTTGATAAGCGGATTAAGGCTGATATGGATGAGGTGGTAAGACTGCGTGAGCTTGCTACAAGTGTTTCTTCATTAAGATACGACAGAGAGTATGTGCAGACGACTCGAAGTATAGAAGCTCCGTTTGTGAAAGCTCTTATAAGGGTTATGGATTTAGAAGCCAAGATTAACATGGAGATTACGATGCTTATCAGTTTGAAAGAGCAGATTTTGGATGTGATTTCTAAACTTGAAAGCGTGGATGAGCAGATGATTTTACGCTACCGCTACATGAGTAACATGACGTGGGAGGATATTGGTAACGAACTCCATGCTAGCAGAATGACGATTATAAGAGGGCATGGGAAAGCGTTAGAGCACATAGTTTTACCAGATAATCTAATCCAAATCTGAAAAAATGGTACGGTTTGGTACGCTCTGATACGAGATGTTACAGCCTTCTATATGGTAGTATATAGTTAGCAAAAACTGTAAATACTAAGCCTTGAAAGAGTAATCTTTCAGGGCTTTTTTCATGCCTAAAAGGAGGGCACAACATGGATCAGATGGTATTGCAAACACAGCAATGGTTAAACAAAACCTATGGTGATAAGCCTGGGTTTGGTTCAGTTATTACTGATGGGAATACTGGTTGGGATACAATTAATGGGCTTATTCGTGCTTTGCAGATTGAGCTTGGTATAACAGCAACAGCAAATAATTTTGGTGCGGGTACAACACGAAAATTTAATCAACGTTATCCACACGGTGTTAAACAACAAGATGATAGTGATGAGTCGAAAAGTAATGTTTACTCGATTATTCAAGGTGCTTTATGGTGCAAGGGCTATTCGACAAGTAATAATATTACGCAACACTTTTACAGTGGAACAGGGCGTGCTGTTAAAGAGTTGAAGAATGATATGGGCATTGGTGGTGATTCTACTGTCACAATTGATGTAATGAAAGCACTTCTTTCCATGCAACAGTTCGTTTTACTAAATCGTTATGGTGGTACCGATGTTGTAAGGATTATTCAACAAACTATTAACCGAACCTATAAGAACTATACGGGCATTATTCCTTGTGATGGTTTGTATGGTCGAGAAATGAATACCGCACTTATCCAAATTTTACAGTCGCTAGAAGGTTATTCGCCTGATGGCGCTACGGGTAATTTTGGACATGGTACACGACGTAATTTGAAAACTATTAGCAGACAAAATGCATCTTCCTATGGTAAGTGGGTATGGTTAGCAAAAGCTGTACTTAATTGCATTAGATATGATTGTCTTCAAAATGAGAATTGGGATGATGATTTTGCTGAGCAACTCACCAAATTCCAGAAAGACTATAAGCTTCCAGTCAGCGGAGCACTTGATGTTAACACGTGGATGTCATTGTTAACTAGTAAAGGCAATCCAGACAGAAAAGCAAAAGCATGCGACACACGTTTTGAAATTACTTCGGAATTACTCAATACTCTTAAACGTGATGGATATGAAATTGTTGGACGTTATTTAACAGGTGGCTCGTTTAAAGAAATCCGTGAAGGTGAGCTGAAACGTATTGTTGACGGAGGCTTGAAATATTTCCCTATTTTCCAAGAAAATGGTCGTAACCTTAGCGACTTTACGTATCAAAAAGGTCTTGAACACGGTAAGAAAGCTAGTGAAGCAGCATTATCTAAAGGCGTACCAGCAACAGTAATCTATTTTGCGGTAGACATGGATATTTATGATTATCAGATTGATAGTAACATTATTCCTTATTTTAAAGGTATTAATGAAACTATTGATTCTCGTTACTCAGTGGGCATTTATGCGTCACGTAATGTGTGTACAAGGATATCTAATGTAGGGTTGTCTGTTTCTAGTTTCGTATCAGATATGTCTACTGGTTTTAGTGGCAATCTGGGATTCCCAATTCCTAAAAACTGGAACTATGATCAATTCCATGAAATCTCAGGATATGGCGGTAAATGGGACTTAGACAAAGTTGCTTACAATGGGAAAATACCAGCCTGTAATAGTGTGCTATCATCTCAGAAATATCAGCAAGACGAAACTCAATTTATTAAATGGGTGACTACAACAGAAAAAGAGTGTTTGAAAGCGTTTGAAGGTATTTTTAACCCATTGATTGCATATCGATTTGCGGTTGGCCAATATATTCTTGAATACCTGCGAAAACCAGAATATTGGGGTGACAAATACTTTGGATTGTGGAGGCTTTACACTCCAGAACCTAATATCGACAAAAACGATATGGAGTCTCGGTCTGTATGTCATGCTGTATGTTCAAAACAGCCTTCTATTAAGGACAAAGTATCAACTATAGATATTGCTCATATGGCTGCTACTGCCTTAGGCTATATTTGCTGGGGAATACCAGAAAATAAAGGTGATTACAGCTTAGGTGATTTAGGTGGATGGTCGTTAGATTTACTACAAATGTTTGGAAATTATAGGAGGGTTGCCAAAGATCAAGATTTATCGAAATGGTTAAAGGAGCATTTGGGTAGTAAAACTGATGGACAAGGATTTGGTTATGACGATGTACTCGCAGACGCAGATGCTTATCTCATTGTTTCTTCCATGAAGAAAGATAATAGTGATACAAGGTTTTCAAAATCTATATCACAACTATATCAGCTTAGTAAGCGTGAACGAATTAAGATGTTTTATCAAGAACGATTTAATTCGTCTAAAGATAATGTCATTAGTGCCTTCACAAAATTAGCTGATCGTATAGATTTTGCCCCGTTAGAAAATGTAAAGGAAGGCCTTTTGAAACAAGCTGCTAAAACTGATGTTTTGCCTACGAGGGCGGAAGCCAAGATATTAGGTCAAATGTATGCGGAGTTTATGGCAAACTAATTATCATATTTCTATAGTCAGAAGGAGTTCATAGCATTTTAATGCTATGAACTCCTTCTTATTTCGAGTTACTTATTGCGGAGTATTAAAATCAACAACTAAAATTAGGAAGGAAAAGAAAGCAAATAATAAGGAGAAGGCAATTATTAGCAGTGTGAAAATGACTGCTACTACTTTTAATGAGATAAGTATGACCTTTATATATATTGGCTTGTTAGTTTGAGGCAGTTTCTTTGTTGATGTAGCGGTAACGATTTTAAGAACTAGTGATATACCTAAAAGAAGATAGCCTATACAGCAAATGGATAACGTTAGCGTATTGGATAGGTTAATTTGCTCTGTAGTTGTAGGCTTATGGGCTAAGTATATGGGAAGAAAATGCGTAATGTTACTTTCTTCTAAAATCACTAAAAGTAATGAGAAAACACCTAATGCCCAAAGGATATTTGCTACGGTTTTACATTTTTTCATTACATCTACTCCATGAACTGTTTTGTCCTACTAATTATATAATACGCGCAAGCTTGCTGAAAGGAGGATGAGTCTTGCCAAGAAAACCTAAAAGACCGTGTTCTTATCAAGGCTGTCCGAACCTAACTGACGGCAGGTTTTGTGAGAAACACTTAAAACAAGAGAACCGGCGCTACGAAAAATACGAGCGTCCTTATGATGCTCACAAGCGTTACGGCAGAGCGTGGCAGAAAGTGCGGGATTCTTATGTGAGAGAGCATCCTTTCTGTGAGCTTTGCTTTAAGAACCATATGCTTGTGCCTGTTGAGCAGGTTCATCATATTAAACCGATTGCTGAAGGCGGAACGCATGAGAGGAATAATCTTATTTCTCTATGCAAATCCTGTCACTCTAAAATTCACGCTAAGCGTGGAGATCGCTGGCATAACAAATAAAAACCACCCCCTAGGGGGTTTAAATCTCTACGAGCCTACCCCATGGGGAACGGGCGCAGGGTATTTTGCGTAAAAACAGCGTATTCAAAAGGGTAATAGGCAAAATCAAACACGAAAAATTTTTAGTAGTTAAAACTCACGTGGGAAGGAGGCGGAAAGTTTGCCTACAAAATCAAATAATATCGGCGGTCGTGGCGGCAGACGCGTGGGTGCCGGGCGTAAAAAGAAAGCGGTTGTTGAAAAAGCGAGTGAAGGAAACCCTGGTGGCAGGCCTTTAAGCGTTCTTGATATTCCGGAGCTTGAAGGTGCTGAAATGCCTCAGCCTCACGAGTTTTTATCCGCCACGCAAAAAGACGGTACTCAGCTTCAGGCTAGAGAAATTTTCGCTGAAACATGGAAGTGGCTAAAAGACATTGGTGTGAGTAGTAAAGTCCCATCTCCTCTTATTGAACGGTATGCGATGAGCTGTGCTCGTTGGATTCAATGCGAGGAAGTAACCAGTAAACTCGGGTTTCTTTCCAAGCATCCGACTACGGGTAAACCGATACCTTCGCCTTTTATAAATATTGGTATTAACTACATGAATCAGGCGGTCAGGCTTTGGAATGAGATTTTCCAGATTGTGAAAGAAAACTGTTCGACTGAGTTTGATGGTGTTTCACCTCAAAACGATTTAATGGAACGCCTGCTTATTACACGTAAAAACATTTAGGAGAAAAATTATGATAGAAAAAGTAAACCCGTCGCATGTCGACAAGATTGCGGATCGTATTGCTGGAGCAATTGTTGATCTGGCTTACAAGCTGGATGAGAATCCGAAGATTGCTGTTGAAGTGATGCTCGGGCATGGTAAGTGTGCCGTGTGTATTGAAAGCACGGTGATGTTTAAGTTTAAGGATATTAAAAATATTATCCACCGTTTAAGCCCTGGGAAAGTAAAGATTGATATTACGGTCGTGCCACAGGATAAGCATTTAAGCCAAAACCAAAACGGTATGGTTCGCTGTGGTGATAACGGGATTTTTAAAGGCGTGCCATTAACAGACGAACAGAAGAAACTCTCGGATATTGCTCGAAAGGTTTATGAAAAGTATCCGTATGACGGCAAGTATGTTCTTGATGGTGAAAAGCTTATCATCTGCCAGTCTCACGCTAAACGAGAAGACTTATTGAAAGACTATCCGACAGCGTTTGTTAATCCTTTAGGCGACTGGACTGGTGGTATCAGCGTGGATACGGGAGCGGTTAACCGAAAACTCGGGTCAGACATGGCTGATTCTGTTACAGGCGGCGGATTGCATGGTAAGGATCTTACGAAAGCTGACGTGTCGGTTAACATTTACGCGTTTTTGAAAGCACAGGAAACCGGTCGGGTTGTTGAGTTTTCTTGCGCTATCGGAGATGAAATGGTTGATGGTAAACCGTATGCGCAGATTGTGAAAATTGCGAAAGACTACATTGACTCGGTGGGTGGTTTTGAAAAGCTGGCTTGCTGGGGTCTTTTCTAACGGGAGGAAAGCTTATGGAAAAAGAAATGCAGTATTATCTGGCTGACGTAAGTGAGCTTATCCCGTATGTGAGAAACGCTCGCACGCACTCTGAGGCACAAGTATCTCAGATAGCGGCAAGTATTCGCGAGTTTGGTTTCCTCTCCCCAATTCTAGTGGCGGAAGATAATACGATTCTCGCAGGACACGGCAGGCTTGCCGCGGCACTAAAACTGGGCCTTAAAAAAGTTCCGTGCGTGAAAGAAAACCATTTAACTGAAACACAAAAACGTGCTTATATTATCGCGGATAATAAGCTTTCACTTAACGCAGGCTGGGATAATGAGCTATTAGCTGTTGAATTGTCGGAGCTTGAAGGAGCTGATTTTAACCTTGATCTTCTCGGGTTTGACGAGGCGGAGCTTTCCAGTATTTTTGATGCTGATAAAGACGTAAACGATGATGATTTTGATGTTGAAAAAGAGCTGGAAGAACCGTGTTTTTCTAAAACAGGTGACATGTGGACGCTTGGTAAGCATCGTATTATTTGCGGTGATGCTACTAAGTTAGAAACATATAAGACGCTTCTTGAGAATACTAAAGTGAATCTGGTGGTTACTGATCCGCCTTATAACGTGAACTATGAGGGTGCTGCTGGGAAAATCAAAAACGATAATATGGAGAATGATAAGTTTTACCAGTTTCTTTTCAACTCGTTCGTGAACATGGAGCAGGCGATGGCAGATGATGCGTCTATCTACGTGTTTCATGCTGACACGGAGGGATTGAATTTTAGAAAAGCATTCCAGGACGCGGGGTTTTATCTTTCAGGTTGTTGTATTTGGAAGAAACCGTCGCTGGTGTTGGGTAGAAGCCCTTACCAGTGGCAGCATGAACCATGTTTGTATGGGTGGAAGAAAAAAGGTAAACACAAGTGGTACGCGGGTAGGAAAGAAACTTCAGTTTGGGAGTTTGAAAAGCCTAAGAAAAACGCTGATCATCCAACCATGAAACCAATAGCTCTTTTAGCGTATCCGATTAAAAACTCGAGTATGACGAACTCGCTTGTGTTAGATCCGTTTGCTGGAAGTGGTAGCACGCTTATAGCCTGCGAGCAGACTGGTAGAATCTGCTACGCTATCGAGCTTGACGAGAAATATTGTGACGTGATTGTGAAACGTTATATTGAGCAGGTTGGAAATGATAAGAGTGTGAAAGTTTTAAGAGGCGGTAAAGAATACTCGTTTACTGAAGTATTTACTAACAAGTAAGACTCGTATTTTATATGAAAAATAGTTTGCAAACGCTTGATAAAAACCTTCTTTAGAGTGATTTATATATGTACCCGAAAAAACCTAAAGGAGGAAAAATGGAATTAAAATACGGGTTAAAAGGAAAAGATAGGCAGCAGCTTATTAAAGCTATAGAGGATTCTACGGGAGTAAAGGCTGTTTACTTAAAAACTCCGAGTATGTCTTACAGGATAGGTGTTTTCAACATTAGTAAAGATGGTACGGTCACGTGTAGTAGTGAAGAAAATTTAGATGATTTGAAAAACATGTTAGACACTGACTATGGTATAAGTCTTCCAGTCTGCGCGTGTGATGGTACGCAATGTTTTAGTGTTGAGTTTCCTAAAGATAAGGCTGATGTGGTAAAGCTTAGGAAAATTCTTGATAATAAGGGTGATCTTATTAAAAAAGCGTTAGGAGTGAACAGTCTTAATATTAAGGAAGAAGATGATAAGCTTATTTTTCCTTGGTTTGAGCAGGCTAACCAACCAGGCTTGGCATCCTATGCGAAGTTTATAAACAGTCTTTGTAAAATGAGCGTGGAAATTAAACGCGTTAATAATAGTAAGCATAAGCCGGTTAACGATAAGTATGCTTTCAGATGTTTTCTTCTTAGACTCGGGTTTATAGGAGACGAGTTTAAACAAGACAGGAAAATTATGCTTTCCCGTTTAGAAGGATCATGTGCTTTTAGAAACGGTGGTGAGCGTAATGCTGTATGCGAGTGAAGACCAGGCGTACGAGTTGAGTGAAGACTGTCCTACAGGCTCTTTGGTTGAAGAAATTTTCGCGAATTTAGAGCAAGAGAACGAGGTTTTTGTAAAAGCATGTTTGACTGTAGTAGATGATTTTTGGGTGATGATTATTTCCGCATGATTTTAGAAACATTTTAACGGTTTTTAAGAGTAAAAAATTAGCGAAAACTGGTGGGGAAAAAACGTGTAAATACCCGGTGTTTCTTGGCTTAAAAGCTTGCTATTCTGCTCTTTTAGAGTGATATATAGTACTAGCAAAAACACGTGCGCAAAGGAGAAACCTGTGAAAAAAGAAATCTTACAAAACCTCGCAAACGAAGTTAAAACATGCAGACGCTACGCACTAAACGCAATCAAAAAAGCTGAAGAAGGGAAAATTAGTTCGGCTATCAGCATGCTCGACATCGCGCAAACAGCAAAAACCTGTGCTGAGCAGGCTCACGAGGAGCTTTGGAAGGCAAGCGAAGGAAAACTAAACGATACGGAGTTTGAACTGTTTGCGGATGCTGAAACCTTGGACAAGGATATTCAAAAAGCTTATCAAGCGATTCAACAAGCAAGAAGCTAAAAGAAAGGGGGATAGTCAGCCATAGGGTTGGAAGGCTGGAGAAAAATCGTGGAATTATCCGCGATTTTTTCTCGTTTACGGCTTGCTATTGCGCGCTTTTAGAGTGATATATAGTACTAACAAAAAACACAGAAACAAAGGAGCAAAACCATGTGGGAACAAGGCACGCTTAAAGTAGAAAATCAGGTTGTAAACTACAGCATGAAAGTTTTTGAAGAGCCAAGCGAATATGGGATTAACCAAGGAAGAATTTCCAAGCTTACTTTGAAAAACAATAACAAGGTTATCGCAAACTACGATAGAGGATGGGACATTATGCCAACAAGCAAGCTTGCAAACGAGGCTTTAGAAATGATCCTAGACGCTAGAAACTAAAGAGTAAAAACTTTAAGTTTAGTTAAAAGTAGCAGGGCTTTTAGGCCCTGTTTCTCGTAGGAAAGATAAGAAATGATGTGGACGCTGAAGGCGTCTTTTTTTATGCCTAAAGAAAGGAGGAGCTTAAGTTGCAAGCATACGAGGTTACTAAGTTTAAAAAAGAAGATTCAACGTATAGTAAGGATTTAGCGGATTATGCTGTAAGTTTTATCGAATGTTTAACACACACGAAAGGAACGTGGGCTGGTAAGCCTTTTAAGCTCCTTGACTGGCAGGAGCAGATTATCAGGGACTTGTTTGGCGTGGTGAAACCGAATGGTTACCGCCAGTTTAATACCGCGTATATTGAAATACCCAAGAAAATGGGTAAAAGTGAGCTTGCTGCTGCAGTAGCCTTGCTTTTATGCTGTGGGGATAATGAGGAGCGAGCGGAAGTTTATGGTTGTGCGGCGGACCGTCAGCAGGCAACAATCGTGTTTGACGTGGCGGCGGACATGGTTAGAATGTGTCCGGCTCTTAACCGTAGGGTTAAAATTTTAGCTTCGCAAAAACGTATTATTTTCCTACCAACTAACAGCTTCTACCAGGTCTTGTCGGCTGAAGCGTACTCTAAACACGGGTTTAACATTCACGGTGTCGTGTTTGATGAGCTTCACACGCAGCCAAACCGTAAACTTTTTGACGTGATGACTAAAGGCTCCGGGGATGCTCGCATGCAGCCACTATATTTTCTGATTACCACAGCCGGTACGGATACGCATTCTATCTGCTATGAGACGCATCAGAAAGCAGTGGATATTATCGAGGGTAGGAAAATTGATCCAACTTTTTACCCCGTGATTTATGGTGCAAAAGATTCGGATGATTGGACGGATCCTAAGGTGTGGAAGAAAGCTAATCCTTCTCTTGGAGTGACGGTTCAAATGGAGAAAGTTAAGGCTGCTTTCGAGTCAGCCCGGCAAAATCCCGGTGAAGAGAATGCTTTCCGTCAGCTTCGTCTTAACCAGTGGGTGAAACAGTCTATTCGTTGGATGCCGATGGAAAAATGGGATGCTTGCGGTTTTCAGGTGAACGAAGAAGAACTCGAAGGCAGGGTCTGCTACGGGGGTCTTGACCTTTCAAGCACCACTGATCTTACGGCTTTTTCGCTTGTGTTTCCGCCTTTAGATGAGTCGGATAAGTTTCGTATCCTACCATATTTTTGGGTGCCTGAAGAAACCTTGAGTTTGCGCGTGAAACGAGACCACGTGCCGTATGACGTGTGGGAAAAACAGGGTTTTATTAAGACCACGGAAGGAAACGTTGTTCACTACGGGTTTATTGAAAAATTCATCGAAACTTTAGGTGAACGTTTCAATATTCGTGAGATTGCTTTCGACCGTTGGGGCGCGGTTCAAATGGTGCAAAACCTTGAAAACATGGGATTTACCGTGGTTCCGTTCGGACAGGGATTCAAGGATATGAGTCCGCCTACCAAGGAGCTTATGAAGCTTACACTCGAGCAGAAAATCGCACACTCCGGGCATCCAGTGCTCCGCTGGAACATGGACAACATATTTATTAGGACAGATCCTGCAGGAAACATTAAGGCAGATAAGGAAAAATCAACCGAGAAAATAGACGGTGCTATAGCCACCATCATGGCGCTTGACCGTGCTATCAGATGCGGTAACGCGAACACTCAAAGCGTGTATGACGCTCGAGGAATCCTATTCATGTAATAAGGAGGGGTATGAGTATTTTCAGTAAGATTTTTAAGAGTAGAGATAAGCTGGAGAATCGTTTTAACTTGAATGCTCAAAGGTTTATTAGTGGCATGTCTTCTTCTGGTAAGAGGGTGAATGAGCGTTCAGCGATGCAGATGACGGCGGTTTACTCTTGTGTGCGTATCCTGTCTGAGGCGGTGGCAAGCCTGCCGCTTCACGTGTATGAGCGGACGAGTACGGGTACGGCTAAAGCGGTTAAACATCCTTTGTATAAGGTGCTTCACGATGAGCCGAATCTTGAAATGACAAGCTTCGTGTTTAGAGAAACCTTGATGACACATCTACTGTTATGGGGTAATGCTTACGCGCAGATTATTCGAAACGGTAAAGGCGAAGTTTTAGGCTTATACCCTTTAATGCCTGATCGTATGAGAGTTGACCGGGATGATAGTGGCCAAATTTTTTACGAGTATACGTTAAATGATAGTGATGTTTTAGCAGGTAAAGAAACGAGTGTGAAACTTAAACCCTTTGACGTGCTTCATATTCCAGGTCTTGGTTTTGACGGGCTTGTTGGCTATTCGCCTATTGCGATGGCAAAAAACGCTATCGGCATGGCAATAGCTACGGAAGAGTATGGTGCATCGTTTTTCGCTAACGGTGCTACACCAAGCGGAATCTTGGAATACCCCGGAACAGTAAAAGATCCTCAAAGTATGAGGGATAGTTGGAATAAGGGGTTCTCGGGTTCTAACTCGCATAAGATAGCGATTTTAGAAGAAGGCATGAAGTATACGCCTATTTCTATTTCGCCTAACGAAGCACAGTTTTTAGAGACTCGTAAGTTTCAGATTAACGAGATCGCTCGTATTTTTAGAGTCCCACCACACATGGTTGGTGATTTAGAAAAATCAAGCTTTTCTAATATTGAGCAGCAGTCGCTGGAGTTTGTCAAATACACGCTGGATCCTTGGGTGGCGCGTTTTGAACAGTCTATTACGAGGCGGCTTTTTACTGATAAGGAGAAAGAAACCTATTATGTGAAGTTTAACGTGGATGGTCTTCTTCGAGGAGACTATCAGAGTTGTATGAATGGTTATGCTACCGCTCGTCAAAACGGTTGGATGAGCGCAAACGATATTAGACAGTTAGAAAACCTGGATAAGATTCCCGCCTGTGAGGGTGGTGACTTGTATTTGATTAACGGTAACATGCTCCCGCTTAACCGTGCGGGAGCGTTCGCAAACAGTAGTGGAAAGGAGGAAAAAGGGTGATGAGGAAGTTTTGGCAGTGGAAAAACCAGAAGGAAAATCAGGAGTCAAATGAAATATTGGAGAGGACACTGTTTCTTAACGGTACGATTGCTGAAGAATCATGGTTTGATGATGATATTACACCACAACTTTTTAAAGACGAGTTAAACGCTGGTAGTGGGAATATTACCGTGTGGATTAACTCGCCTGGCGGGGATTGTGTGGCTGCGGCACAAATCTATAACATGCTCATGGATTACAAGGGTTGTGTGACGGTAAAGATTGACGGGATTGCGGCGTCTGCTGCATCGGTTATTGCGATGGCTGGCACAAAGGTTTATATGAGCCCGGTGTCAATGCTTATGATTCATAATCCTATGACTGTTGCTTTTGGAAACAGAGACGAAATGGAAAAAGCAATATCAATGCTTGATGAGGTCAAAGAGTCCATTATTAACGCTTACGAGATTAAAACAGGGCTTAACCGTGTGAAACTGTCGCATTTAATGGATTCGGAAACGTGGATGGATGCTAACAAGGCGGTAGAACTCGGGTTCGCGGACGGTGTTTTAACTAGAGGTGAAACCGCTGATATTGGCATACCACAGGTTTCAACATTGTATTCGAAAGCAAGCGTGCAAAACACGTTATTGGAAAAAATATGTAAAGCCTGCCGGATAAGCGGTAAGGAAACAAACAATATTAGTGCAGACGATCTTATGGATCGTCTTTTTTTAATCAAAAATTGGAGGTAAACATGATGAACACTATTTCAAACATGGTTGAGAAACGTAATAAGGCCTGGCAGGGTGCGAAAGCTTTCCTTGAGTCTAAACGTGACAAGGACGGGCTTATTTCAGAAGAAGACGCGAAAACCTATGATGAGATGGAAGCGAAAGTGAAAGCTTACAGTATGGAAATTGAACGCTTGGAGCAGATGGAAAAAATGGATAAGGAGCTTTCAAAACCAACATCTGAGGCGATTGTTGCAAAACCTATGAAAACAGGTGCTAACCTTGAAAAACAAGGTCGTGCGCGTGACGAGTATAAGCAGGCAATGCTTACAGCTCTACGCTCTAACTTCAAAAAGTTGGACAATATTCTTCAAGAAGGAATTGACGCTGACGGCGGGTATCTTGTGCCGGAAGAATACGATAATCGCCTGATTGAAACGTTGAAAGAAGAAAACATTATTCGTGTTCTTGCCACCACTATTACTACTAGTGGCGAGCATAAGATTAATATTGCGATGAGCGATCCTGCGGCGGCTTGGATTGAAGAAGGCGCAAGCCTTAACTTTGGGGATTCCAAGTTCGCACAAATCCTGCTTGACGCTCATAAGCTTCACGTTGCGGTAAAAGTTACTGAAGAACTCTTGCATGATAATGCATTTAACCTCGAGAATCATCTTCTCACATCCTTCGGCATGGCGCTGGCTAACGCTGAGGAAGACGCTTTTCTTAACGGTGATGGCGTGGGAAAACCGACTGGTATTTTCAACAAGAAAGACGGCGGCACATTCCTTAAAGAAACTACCAGTATTAAAACTGATGATCTGATTGATCTTATTCACGCTTTGAAAAGACCATACCGTAAAAACGCGAGTTTTATTATGAACGATAAAACAGTCGCGAGCATACGAAAACTTAAAGACAATAATGGCGCGTACGTTTGGCAGCCTTCATACCAGGATGATGAGCCGAACAGGATTCTCGGATACCCGGTATACACGTCTGCTTACGCGCCTGAAAACATGGTGGCTTTTGGAGACTACTCGTACTACAACATTGGCGACCGTGGTTCACGCTCGTTTAAAGAACTTACCGAACTTTTCGCTGGAAACGGAATGATAGGTTTCGTTGCAAAAGAGCGTGTAGACGGCAAACTCGTACTTAAAGAAGCAGTACAGATTCTACCTGTTAAAACAAGCGTAGCAGCTTAAAAGACGACTAAAAGTTAAGGAGGGGTGTTGATGATAGTTACAGTTGAGGAAGCAAAAAACTATCTTAGGGTGGATAGTAGAGAAGATGATGAGCTTATCAACACCCTTATTCATTCTGCTGAAAAACTCTGCCAGGGAGTAGCTCGTAAAAACGATACTAGTTTGATTAGTGAAAACTTTGACGAGTATCGGCTCGCAGTCTTATACGCTACAGGCTACTTGTATGAGCATCGGGAAGAAGCAGACCATCACGCGCTAACTCTCACTTTACGTTCGATGCTTTTTACTGTTAGAAAAACGGGGTTTTAAATGAGAATAAGTTTACTAAACGAGCGTATTATGCTGCTTAAAAACAGTGTTGAAGTTGATGATATTGGTAATCATAAGATTAAGTGGAGTAAATATTACGAGTGTTACGCTACGGTGAGTGCTGAAAGCCCAATGGAGCAGACTTCGGCAGGAAACGTGTGGGATGAGTCAAAAATAGATTTTACTATCCGCTATTCGAAAGAAACAGCCGTAGTCTCATCTATTGGTTACAGGATTGTTTTCCGTGATACGGTTTATGAGATTTTAGGTGTTGACCACATGAATTATAAGAAGAAAAGCCTGAAACTTCACTGTAAGAGGTGTAAAAAGTGAGCAAAGTAAGTATTGGCAGCCTCTCTAAAGAAGTTATTAGAGAGCTTAAAACTTACGCGAAAGTTACAACCGGGAAAGTAAAAGAAGCAGTAAAAAACGCTGGTAAAACAGCAAGAGAAGAAATTAACATGACAGCTCCTAAACGAACTGGAGCGTATGCGAAAAGTTGGGCTGTTAAAACATTAAGCGAAACAGGCAGCAGGCTAGTTCTCGTAGTGCATTCTAGAAACAAGTATCAGCTTACACACTTGTTAGAGTACGGTCATGCTAAACGAGGCGGCGGACGCGTGGAAGCTAGAGCACACATTGCTGAGGCTGAAAGTAAAGCAGTACGAAGTTTTGAAAAAGAAATAGAGGAGGCGGTTAAAAATGGGTAATCTTTTAAGCATTATGAGGGAGATAGGTTTTCCTTTTGCTTACCATCATTTTGCTGAGGGAGAGTCCCCTAATCCGCCTTTCCTCCTGTTTCTTACGCCTGCGAGCAGTAATTTTGCGGCAGATGGGAAAACGTATTTTAAAGCAAACGAAGTTCATATTGAACTATACGCAGACTATAAGAACCCCGTGCTGGAAGAACAAGTTGAGGCCGTGCTTGATAGGCACGGCATTTTTTATAACAAAACAGAAGCGTTCATAGAGTCGGAAAAGCTTTATGAAACACTCTACATTTTTGAAATGGAGGTAACAATAAATGGGAAACAAGGTTAAATACAATCTTAAAAACGTGTACGCGGCAAAACTTAAAAAAGATTCGAGTGGTTTCTCCTACGATGAGCCTAAGCCGATTCCGGGGGCGGTGAGTATAAGCCTTGAGGCTGAGGGTGAATCCTCACCGTTTTACGCTGACGGGATTGTTTACTTCAGGTCGACTGCTAACAACGGTTACAGTGGCGACTTGGAAATTGCTCTTATACCTGAATGGTTTAGGACGGAAATACTACGAGAAGAACTAGATAAAAACGGTGTTCTGGTTGAAAACGCGAAGATTAGTGAAACAGAAAAATTCGCGCTCCTGTTTGAGTTTGATGGTGACGTGAACGCTATCAGACACGTTTTATATAACTGTTCAGCAACACGACCGTCTATCGAGTCAGAAACTAAGGAAGACACTATAGAACCGGGTACGGAAACTTTGTCGCTTACGGCTGATCCTAGAGAAGATGGTTTGGTGAAATCTAGGAGTGGTGACACTACTTCAAAAGAAACCTATGAGAAATGGTATAAGAGCGTGTATGTTCCGCAGGCTAACGCGGAAATCAAATAAGTTTTAAAGGGGTAAAAGTGTTAGAAAAAACAGTAACAGTAAATGGTAAAGACGTGAAGTTTCGCTCTTCCGCCACTATCCCAAGATTGTATCGTATTAAATTCAAGCGTGATATTTTCAAAGACCTGTCAAAATTAGAGCAGTCGTTTAAAATCAACGAGGGTGTTTTTGAAATAGCAGATCTTGAAATTTTTGAAAACGTGGCTTATATCATGGCTTATCACGCGGATAATAGTATTCCAGCGAGTATTGATGAGTGGCTTGACGAGTTTGAAATGTTTTCTATCTACGAGATTCTTCCTGAAATTCTAGAACTTTGGGGAGCAAACTTGGAAACTGAAGTAAAATCTAAAAAAAATTTAAAACAACAACACGGCAAATGACAACCGCGTTGTTTCTTCTTAGATGCACAGAAATCGGGATTAGTATTTGCGAACTGGATTTTTTAACCATCGGCATGGTTTTAGACATGTGGACGGAGAAAGCAAACGATAGTGTGAAATACGATAAGCTCGCAAGCCAAACAGAATTTGATAGGTTCTAAACGAGAACCAAACGTTCTTATACCTGACGTTAAAATATCTATTTTTTCACGCGTAAATTAAGAGTAAAGGGAGGTGAAGTTATGGCAAACAGGATTAAAGGTATTACTGTTGAAATTGGTGGGGATACTACAGGCTTAGATAAGTCTTTACAACAGGTGAATTCGACTATTCGCTCAACCGAACAGTCGCTTCGTGATGTTAATAGGCTTTTGAAACTTGATCCGACAAGCACGCAGCTTTTAAGCCAAAAGCAGGCTTTTTTGCAGAAAGAAATCCAAGAAACGTCTAATAAGCTTAACGTTTTGAAACAGGCGGATAAGCAGGCTAAAGTACAGTTGGAAAACGGGGAGCTTGGCAGAGACAAGTATGATGCGTTGCAGCGTGAGATTGTTGAGACAGAAAATAATCTTGATAGTTTAAAAGAAAAATTAAAACAGGTAGGTAGTGTTAGTTTAACCAAGCTTAGTAGCCAGTTTGATAGTACGAGTAAAAAGATAAAGAAACTAGGAGATGGTATGTCATCTCTTGGTCAAAGTTTAAGCACGAAAGTTACGCTGCCGATTGCTGCTATTGGTACTGCTGGTTTTACTGCTGCAGCAGACTTACAGGATGCTATGGGTGCGACAGAGCAGATTTACGGTAAGTCTGCTAACAGAATGCTTAAATGGTCAGGAAGTTTGAAATCCTATTATGGTATTGCTCAAGGTCAAGCTTTAGAGTATGCGAATACTATGGGCGCGATGTTGAAAAATATTGGTGGGAAAAGTGATGCTGAAGCAGCCGAGATGAGTCAGAAGCTGGTTGCTCTTGCAGGCGACTTGTCTGCTATGTTTGGTGGAACAACCGAGTCTGCTGTTCTTGCTTTAACAGGCGCGCTTAAAGGTAATAATGCGATGCTTGACAATTATGGTATGGGTGTTAACGAGGCGACTATTAAAGCTAAAGCTCTTGCCATGGGTTTGCATGATGGTAGAGGCGCGATGAGCTTGCAAGCGAAACAGGCTGCTACTTTGGCTCTTATTATGGAGCAGACTGCTGACGCTCAAGGGCAGGCTGGGCGTGAAGCTGCGGGCGCTTCGGGTTCTATGAAGATTCTAAAAATAGAGTTGCAGAATATTGCTGCGACTATTGGTAATGTTTTACTTCCCGTCATAACACCATTAATGCAGAAAATATCAGCATGGCTTTCTAAATTTAAACAGCTTTCTCCAGAAAGCCAAAAACTTATAGTTACACTTGGGCTGATTGCTGCGGCAGTCGGCCCTTTTTTAGTGGTTCTTGGAACGTGTATTTCTAAAATAGGTGTTGCTATGCAAGGGTTTTCTAAACTAGCTTTGTTTATAGGTAAAATGTTCGCAAGTTTTACTTCCGGCTCTAGCATTCTTGAAGGGTTAGGCGCTGTTTTAGGTGGAGTATCCGCGCCAATACTCGCGGTTGTTGCGGTTATTGGTGTTCTGGTAGCAGCTTTTGTAACCTTATGGAACACGAATGAAGAGTTTAGAAACAGTGTTATTGCTGTTTGGGAGAAAATTAAGGAAACTTTCACCGGTTTTGTTAATGGTGTTAAAGAAAAACTGTCAAGCCTTGGTATTGATTTCACGAGTATTGTTGAAGGGCTTAAAACAGTGTGGAATGGTTTGTGTGCTATTCTAGCTCCACTGTTTGAAGGCGCTTTAAATTTAAGTTTTACTAGTTTCAAAACCGTTCTTGATTTAATCACAGGCGTTTTAGACGTTTTTATAGGCTTGTTTACCGGTAACTGGTCTCAGCTTTGCAATGGTGTAAAAGAAATTTTTACCGCTGTTTGGAACGCGGTTAAAAACACGTTCATAACAGTATTTAACACGTTAAAAAACGTTTTTAACGTGTTTTTGTCTTTCTTTGGCACTAGTTGGAACAAACTGTGGTCGAGTGTGAAAAACTTTTTCATGAACGTTTGGAATAGTATCGTATCGTTTTTCACTAACGTTTTAAACGGTATTAAAAACACGGCAACAAGTGTTTGGAATGGTATTAAAACTGCGATCATGAGCGTGGTAAACGGTATTAAAACAAGCATTTCAACAGTGTTTAATTCAGTAGCAAACATGGTTAAGTCTGTGTTTAACGGTATTAAAAACACGGTTGTGTCAGTTTGGAATGGTATTAAAACTGCGATCATTACTCCAATCGAGGCGGCGAAAAACAAGGTTAAAGCAGTAATCGACGCTATAACAGGGTTTTTCTCTGGCATAAAACTTAGTCTTCCTCATATTAAACTGCCTCATTTTAGTATTAAAGGACAATTCTCTCTTACGCCACCGTCTGTACCGTATCTTGCTATCGACTGGTATAAGAAAGCAATGAATAAGCCGATGCTGTTAAACGGGGCGACTATTTTCGGTGAGAAAAACGGGCGTATGCTTGGCGGCGGTGAGAAAGGTCCGGAAGTGATTATGGGGCTTGATACTTTGCAGAATATGAGCGCGGGAGCGAACACGCAAATGCTTAGTGTTATGAACCAGATTCTAGCGATTATGGACGCGTATTTCCCACAGTTTTCTAACCAGAGTATTGTGCTCGACACTGGCGAACTAGTGGGTGGTATTGCTAGCAGGATGGACAGTGAGCTTTTTAAGCTTCAAACAAGAAAAACAAGGGGGTGGTAGAAGTGTATGGGATGCTAATAAACGGGTTGCATAGTTTTAACGATCTAGGGCTGGTTGCTACAAGCCGTCCGCTCGTTCAACTTCCAGAACCTAAATTAGAGTATTTGCAAATACCAGGCAGGCAGGAAAGTATTGATATTAGTGAAAGTCTTGCTGGTGAAGTGTTATACGAGATGCGTGAAGGCTGTTTCGAATTCATTGTTGCAAACAAAAACAAGTGGAGTGAAACATGCCATAGGGTTAAAACGTTAATCCACGGTAAGAGTGTAAGACTGTCTCTTGATGATGAACCATTGTTCTACTATCAGGGTCGAGTGTGGGTTAGTGGTTTTAAGTCGGATAAAAACTATTCAACTCTCACACTCAACTATAAGCTGCAACCGTATAAGTATAGTGTAGATGATTCGGATGGTGTTCACACAATATGGGGTGTGCAAGTAGATGATAAGCGGGAAATAACACTCGTTCACGATTTTGACATGACACTGATTCCAGAATTTAACAACCTGTCATCTAACAGTATGCTACTGGATTCTAATGGTAAAAAGTATGAGATTAAAACAGGTGTTAACCGTTTCCCACAGCTTCGTTCAAAAATAAACATGAGTTTAACATTCGTTGGAAACGGGATGGTAAATATTTCCTATAAAAGGGGGTGGTTGTGAGTGTACAGGATCATGCTTGACGGTAATACGATTTACTATCCGAATGATGATAAAGCGGTACTTGATGATATTACGTTAAACTTGGAGCTTAATACTGCGGGAACGTTAACGTTTACTTGCCCTAGTCAAAACCCTTGCTATGAGCTTATTAAAAACCGGAAATCAATAGTAAGCGTGTGGCGTGACGATGAGGAGATTTTCTTCGGCGAGGTTAGAGAGCAAGTAAAAAACTTGTATGGTAGTAAGAAAGTAACTTGCGTAGGGTTGTTAACTTACTTAGCTGATAGTATTCAACCTCAGAAAGAATATCATGATCAGAGTTCCTACCAGCTTTTAGAAAAACTTTTACAAGCTCATAACAGTCAGGTAGATGATTATAAGAAAATAAGAATTGGTTTCGTCACAGTATCTGACTCGAATGATTCACTCTACAGGTTTACTAATTTTGAAACCACGCTTGAAGCGATTATGGGTAAAATGGTTGAAAAGCTTGGCGGATATGTGCGTCTTAGAAAAGAAGACGGGAAACTTTACTTAGACTACCTACGTTTAGAAGAAATAGGTAAAGCTACAAGCCAGCATATTAGTTTCGGCTTGAACCTGCTTGAATACGCGGAAAACCTTTCAGCAGAGGATGTTACTACAGCGGTTATTCCTCTCGGCAAAGAGGTGGAAAACGAGAATAGTGAAAACGAGGTTCTTAAAAAGCATGTTGATATTACTTCAATAAACAATGGGAAAAACTATATAGTATCTCGTGAAGCGCAAAAAACATTCGGCTGGGTTTGTAAAGTTATTAATTTTAATAATGTGACAGTTCCAACTAATCTTATGCGCAAAGCTACTAAATGGTTACAGGATAACCAGTTTGAGCATGTAGAAATAAGCCTTAGCGCGGTTGACTTATCCGAGTTAGGTTTACATTATGCGACGATTAAGTGTGGGGATAGGGTTCGTTGTCTCGCTCCACAATTTGGCATGGACCGTGTGTTTCCTGTAGTAAAACAGACTATACCGATTCAAAAACCAGGCGAAGTTAGAATCGTGCTTGCGAGCAGGATTTCTAAAGGGTATGTGCAAAACGTGTCGCATGCTGTTCAAACGTTAAAAGAAGAAGCGGTTGAAGCTAGAAAAATTGATAACGAGCGTGTTAAAGCTGCGATAGATAATATTAAAGCGCAAATGGGTAATTCTCAAAGCGGCTATAAGATAAGCGAATACGATAGTAAAGGCATGTGGGTTCGTGACCTTTACATGGATACGCCTGATAAGAACACTGCTACGAAAGTTTTACAGGTTAATATGAATGGTATTGCTGGAAGCCATAACGGTTTTTCAGGCCCTTACAGTACTGCGATGACTCTTGACGGCATGGTGTATGGTGACAGGATTATCGGGCATTCGATTGACGCGGAAAAACTTTCAGTTTCTTACACTTCGCAGGTAGAAAAGCAGATTAGTAAAGCAAAAAACGAGGCTATAAAAGACACTGGTAGGCGGCTTGAAAACTATTACACGATAAGTGAAATCAACACGAAACTGAATGTTACAGACGGTAAGATTGAGGCTGGTGTTGAAAGCGTTAACCATAGTCTTAAACAGAAAAACGGTAACTATTACGGTTCGTATACTCCAAGCCAGTTTAACGCTCCTATGAGCTTGTGGCTGAATGATAGTGAAAAAATGCAGCATGTTGGTGATTTTTTCTACGACACGTCAACCGGCTACGCTTACAGGCTTATTGTTAAGCAGGAAAGTTTAGCCGTAAAATTTAATGAGAAGTCGCATACGGAATCAGCTTTTGACGATTTTGTAGACATTTTTTACAAGTATGAGGATAAAATTTACGCTATACCTGGTTTAACTGGTGAAAAAATTTCTGGCGCAACAGTGTTTGTTCCATCAAGTGAGTTTTGGCTACATTTTAGAACTAACTGGTCTCCGTTTGACAATTATGGTTTTAAGATTGATAGCATTAAAAAAGAGTATTCAGGAGAAATTTCAGGATACGTGTCTAAACTGCCTGAAGATATTAACATTATTGAGGTTGAAGGTGAAAATTATCCTGAGTCTGAACACCCGTATAAAGGTGGAACAAGCAAACTATGGCATTACGTTTCAGCTGACAGTATAAGTAGTTTTAGAACGTTCGCTTGGATCAGAGTTAAAGATAAAGACATTGAGGCTGCTAAATTCACGGCTGATAAGGCTATTTCTAAACTAACCATAGTAGAAGATTCCATATCTTCAATGGTTAAAAAAGGTGATTTTGGTAGTTTCATGCAGCAAAACTATAACAGTTTCCTTCTCGGGTTTAACCATTCGAGTAAATACGTGCAAATAACACCCGGGCAGATAGAGCTTTACGATGGTGAAGTTGATGAGGATCATAAAAGAGCTGTTTTTGATAAAAATGGGAACAACTTCTACCGTAACGGCGTGTATATTGGCTATGTTGGAACCGGCGAGTGGGAAGAAGATAATTCTCACAAGGGTCTAGTTTTTCATCTTACTAGCGACGGAAAGTATATGGCTTTCGCGCAGCGTAAATCAGCTGATGAAGAAACATACGCTACTATGCTGTGTTTTTCACGTTCGCAAAGCATTTATAAAGAGTATGGTATTCACGCTGGATGCAACTTTTACATGCATGGTAACAAGATTATAGATCCTGTTTGGCAAGACGGTGCAGGAGTAGACGCGGATATTAACTATGTGCAGATTATTGAAATGAACCAGGATGGGAAAGCTTCAAAATGGGGTTCTAATGCTCACATGGTGTTTAAAAACGGGATACTCATGAAAGTTAAATACTATTAAACAACGCGGAAGTGAAGCGTGGAAGTGAAAGTAGAGGAGAATTTGTTATGGAGAAACTAATTATTCACACAAACAAAATAGTGGCTAATAAAGGCACGCGCGCAAAAGACGTGACAGAAAGTATTACAACACCTGTAGTTGATAATACGAAAATTTTATGCGAAATCAGCCACAAGCTGGATATTATTCTAAAAAAGATTGGAGGAGAGTAGTGGTGAAACCGACAATTAGCTACGCGGTAGCTGTGCAAAAATATAAGGCTGAGTTAAACGAAAAAATAGTCGAGTTGAATAAGCAAATACCAATACCTACTTACATGATAGAAGGCATTGTTGCAAGCGTACTATCTGATATGCGTTCGGCAGTGATCGCGGAAAACTCGATGGAATATGAAGCGTATGTGAAACAGTTAGAAGACTATTTTAACTCTAGAGAACGCGAACTTAACGACGAGATTTTGAAAATAAAAGCCGAAAAAGACGAAAAAACTGAAAAAGGTGAAACGGCTGGGAAAGGTGAAGATGCTGAAGAATGTGTTAAGTAGTAGTCATGTGTTGAAAAATAATATCAGTTGAAATACTGAAATGCTGAAATGCTGGGCAGGTGTGGGTTAAACCATGCCTGCCATTTTTATTACTTTTTACTTTTTGTTTTTATAAGAGTACTGGCAAATGTTAGGAAAACTTGTAAGGAGAATTATGAGAGGATTTTGGAATAGTGCTCAACTGGCTTTCACACTGGTAGGCGGCTGGCTGGGATACTTTTTAGGCGGGTGCGACGGGCTTATCCTCGCGCTCGTTTTATTTGTGGTAACGGATTATATTACAGGCGTGATGTGTGCGGTCACGGATAAGAAACTGTCTAGCAGCATTGGTTTTAAGGGCATTTTTAGAAAGGTGCTCATTTTTATGCTTGTTGGTATAGCAAACATTATAGATTTTCATGTTTTGAAGCAAGGAAGCGTGATTAGAACCGCGGTAATTTTCTTCTACCTATCTAACGAAGGATTATCTTTAACCGAAAACGCGGCTCACCTGGGGCTTCCCGTGCCTGAGAAATTAAAAAACGTTTTAGAACAATTACACGACAAGAACAGGAAGGACAATACTCATGAGTAAAAAAGGAATAGACGTGTCAGAGTGGCAGGGTGACATTGATTTCAACGCGGTAAAAGCATCCGGTGTTGAGTTTGTGATCATTCGAGCAGGATACGGTATCGGATGCAAAGACAAGTGGTTTGAACAGAACTATCGTAAAGCAAAAACATGCGGTCTTGATGTTGGAGCCTACTGGTATTCGTACGCAAACTCTGGTTTTGAGGCGGCTGAGGAGGCTCAAAGCTGTGTGAACATGCTTTCAGGTAAGAGTTTTGAGTATCCTGTTTACTTTGATTTGGAAGAGAAAAGCCAGCTTAACCGTGGGCGAGCTTTCTGCGATTCGCTGATTACCAGTTTTTGCAGCAAACTGGAAACTTACGGGTATTATGCAGGCTTTTACACTTCGCTTTCAGTGGTTAATAATCTTGTGTCCGCTCATGTTAGAGACCGTTACGCTTTGTGGATTGCACAGTGGAATACGCACTGCAGTTATCAGGGTTCGTATGGTCTTTGGCAATACTCGTCAAGTGGCAGTGTGCCTGGAGTAGCCGGCAGAGTTGACATGGATTATGCTTACGTGGATTATCCGAGCATTATTAAAAACGTTGGATTAAACGGGTGTAAAAACGGCGGCTCTGACCAAGCTACGCGCACGTCAAGTATTGATGAGGTGGCGCGAGAAGTTATTAACGGCGCTTGGGGTAACGGAAATGAGCGTAAACAGCGTTTAACTTCTGCCGGATACGATTATGCGAGCGTGCAAAATAAAGTTAATAAGCTTCTCGGTGTTAAAGCTTATAGAAAGTCGGTTGATGAGCTTGCACGTGAAGTAATCCGAGGCACGTGGGGTAACGGAAATGAGCGTAAACAGCGTCTAGCTCAAGCAGGATACGATTATGATACGGTACAAAAACGAGTAAACGAACTCTTGTAAAACAGTTTGAAACATGTAAAGCCCGAGGCTTGTTCCTACATTGGAGCAATCCTCGGGCTTTTTTTTATTTTTTTTTAAGGTTAAATTGTCAAGTCAATAGGTTAAAAAACACTGTTTTTTCTTTGCCTGTGATGTAAGGAGGCACAGGCAAATGAATATAAAAGAAAAACAGCAAGTCATACAACTTCGTAGTGAAGGGTTTGGCTATACGAAAATAGCTAAACAGTTAAATCTTTCAGTTGATACGGTTAAAAGCTACTGTAAGCGCAACAATCTTGGCGGCGTAAATGTTGGCAATAGCGTTCAATTATGTGATTTATGCGCTAAGCCTGTTAAACAGAATGCTGGTCGTAAAGTTAAACGTTTCTGCTCTGACGCGTGTAGAAGCGCATGGTGGAGTAAGCATACACAGTTGGTAAAAAGACAGGCAAACTATGAGTGTGCTTGTCTTAACTGCAAAAATTCTTTTATCTCTTACGGTAATAAGACTCGAAAATACTGCTGCCACGCCTGCTATATAGAACATCGTTTTGAAGGTGGACGTCATGCAAATCAGTAAGGATGTTCACAGGCTAAAGGATGTTAAAGCGAGGGCTTGGACAAAAGAGAGTATGCAGGCGGATTTTCGTTTTGAAATAGCCGAAAAACTTACCGTTTCACTCTTTAAAAAAGGGCTTATCAGCGAGCAAGAAAAAGAAAAAATAAGCCGTCTTAACAGGGAAAAATTTCACCCGTTTTACAAGGAATTATTGGGTTAAAAGCTTGATAAACACTGCTTTTAGAGTGATGAATAGTATTAGCTGAAAGTGAGGGGAAATAGTGAAAGAAATAATAAAAATAGACTCTACAATACGAAAAACTGGTTTTAAGAAAAAGACGCGGGTTGCAGCGTATGCGAGAGTTTCTAGTGATAGTGATGAGCAGCTTCTCAGTCTAGAAGTGCAGAAGGAGCATTACGAAAACTATATTAAGTCTAATCCCTGCTGGGAGTATGCGGGACTTTACTTTGACGAGGGTATTAGCGGCACGAAAATCGGTAAGCGTGAAAGTCTTAAACAACTGCTTAAAGACTGTCAGAGCGGTCAAATAGACAGGATTATTACAAAGTCTATTAGTAGGCTTGCAAGAAACACGGTTGACTGTCTTGAAATAGTTAGAAAACTTACCGGTCTTGGTATTTATTTGTATTTTGAGAAAGAAAACATTGATACCGAGCATATGAGTTCAGAGCTTATGCTTTCTATCCTGAGTTCTATTGCGCAAAGCGAGTCAAGATCCATCTCGGAAAACAACACGTGGGCAATTCAAAAACGGTTCGAAAACGGAACCTTCGTCATTTCTTGCCCTGCGTATGGGTATAAAAACGAGAATAAGAAAATGATTATAGTTCCCGAGCAAGCCAGGGTAGTAAAAGAAATTTTCAACATGGCTCTTTCCGGCATGGGTGGAGAAGCAATAGCACGAGTATTGACCGATAAAAAGATTCCAACTAAAAAGGGCGGAAGTTGGACTTCAAGTACCGTGAATGCTATTTTGACTAATAAAACATACACAGGGGATGTGATTTTTCAAAAGACATTTACAGACGATAATTTTAACCGTCATAAAAACTGTGGCGAGAAACAACAGTATGTTATTGAAAACCATCACGAGGCTATCATCAGTCATGAAACTTTTAATCTTGTAAAAGAGATTATCGCGTGGAGAAGAAGTGAAAATAACATAGTATGTGGTAGTGGTAAGTACAATAAGCTTTATGCGTTTTCAGGTAAAATTCGTTGTGGTGAGTGTGGAAGCAAGTGTAAAAGACGAATAATTTATCAACATAATAAGGCGTATGGCATATGGGTTTGTATAACGCATCTTGAAGATATTCATGCTTGTTCACAAAAGTCTGTTATGGAAAGTTATCTTAAAATTTCCTTCCTGCAAATGTTAAACAAGTTAAAAGCAGGATACGTTCAAATGTTGACTCCTCTCGTAGAAAGTTTGAGAGGTGTGAATAATAAAGACGGTTTGAACAAGGTTATCGAACTCGAAGAAAAAATAGCTAAATTGCAAGAACAAGAGCAAGTACTCAGTAAGCTTTTAGCCGGTGGCTACATTGAGATGGATTCCTACTATCTGGAAAGCAATCAGCTTAAAACGGAAATAGATACTTGTCTTAAGGAAAAACTTCAGCTTTCCAACAGTTTAAACGGTAACTTAACGCACTTAAACGAGGCGCAAAAACTTCAACGGTTCGTAAGCGTCACAGAAGTATTTAGCGAGTTTAAGGATGAGGATTTTCTGGATTTTGTAGACGGCATAGTAGTAAAAAGCAGAACAAGATTTCTTTTTATTTTGAAATGCGGATTGGAATTAGAAGAAGAGGTGAAAGAAACATGGCACGCATCCCATATGGTTACCGAATAGTAGACGGTAAAGCGGTTATAGATGAAGTAAAAGCTCAAGAAGTAAGAGAGTTTTTTCGTTTCTATCTTGAATTTAAAAATATTTCTCAAGCTGCTAAAAAATCAGGTATAAAAAGGGATTGGCCAGTCACGGGCAAAATTCTTAGCAAGAAATTGTATTTAGGAACAGAGTTTTATCCTCAGATTATCGATGAGGATATGTTTAGACAAGTACAACAAATAAGGCATGAGAATGCTATCAGGAATCATCGTTATAAAGAGCCTAAGCCAATAAAGGAAATTCGGCTTATTACAAGCTACCAGTTAGAAAAGGTAGAAAAGAAATACGATGATCCTTATCGGCAAGCAGCATACGCTTACAGTCAAATCAAGGAGGTGTAAAATGAGTGCCAACGTTATAATTATTCCACCAAGAAAAATAGCGGGAAATACGGTAGATAAGCATGAAGATAAGCCGAAGTTAAGAGTAGTAGCGTATTGTCGTGTTAGTACTGACAGTGAAGAACAGGCAACAAGTTATGACACGCAAGTTCAGCATTATACGGATTATATTTCGAGAAATCCTCTCTGGGAGTTTGCCGGTATTTACGCTGATGACGGTATTTCAGGAACTAGCACGAAAAAACGTGTCGGTTTCAATGACATGATCCACGATTGCATGAGTGGCAAAGTAGACATGGTTATCACTAAGTCGATTAGCCGTTTTGCGAGAAACACTATCGACTGTTTAAAGTTTGTTAGACAGTTGAAAGACAAAAACATTCCGATCATTTTTGAAAAAGAAAACATCAACACCATGGAAGCAAGCGGAGAACTATTGCTTACTATCATGGCTTCTTTAGCTCAACAGGAATCCGCGTCGCTTTCTCAGAATGTGAAGCTTGGACTTAAGTTCCGCTACCAGGAAGGCAAAGTGCAAATCAACCATAACTGGTTTTTAGGATACACAAAAGACGATGAAGGGAATCTTGTAATTCTTGAACAGGAAGCAAAAGTCGTAAGAAGAATCTATAGAGAATATTTAGAAGGAGCAAGCCTTAGAGACATAGCGGAGGGCCTTGAAAAAGACGGCATTAAAAACGGTGCCGGGCATTTAAAATGGAATTTATCTAATATTAAAGGCATCTTGCAAAACGAAAAATATATTGGTGATGCTCTTTTACAAAAAACCATCACGACAGATTTTATCAACCATGTTCGTATAAAAAATGATGGAACAGAACCACAGTATTATGTAAAAGATAGCCACACGCCTATTATTCCAAGAGATATTTTCTTTAAAGTTCAAGAAGAAATGTTAAGACGAGCCAACATGTTTAGCGGTGAGGAGAACAAAAAAAGGAGAGTTTATTCCAGCAAGTACGCTCTATCCAGCCTATGTGTTTGTGCTAAATGCGGGGATGTTTACAGAAGAATTGCTTGGAACAATCGAGGAGTACGATCTGTTGTCTGGCGTTGTTGCACCAGAGTGGAAAACGGTCCTAGTGCTTGCGATGCTCCGACAGTACAAGAGAACGAACTGCAATCTGCCATAGTGAAAGCCATAAACAAGGTGTTTAGTATATCGGATGAAGTATTGGATACGTTGAAGAATAATATTAGAGAAATTATCGCGGGCAACAACTTAAGTGAGATTGAAACGGTTGATAAAAAAATTGCAGACAAACAAGCGATACTGCTAACCTTGCTAAAAGCTAAAAAAGACTACACGAAAATAGCTGATGAGATTGATGAACTGAAAGGTAAGAAACAGCAGCTTCTTATAGAAAAAGCAGGTCAAGAAGATGCTAAAAGACGAATCAGAGAAATGGAAGATTTTCTGAAAAATGAACGTCACGATATTAGTGAGTATGACGAGAAGCTGGTAAGAAAGTACATCAAGAAAATAAAAGTTTACGAGGACAGGTTCAGCGTAACTTTTAAATCAGAGATTAGTGTGGATATTGAAAGGGCATCGTAAAAGCCAAAAGAATGTGAGCATTTGAAATGTTACAAAACTCAGCCTAGGGGGGGGGGGAAATCCTCTCTAGGCTGTTTTTATGCTAAACTCAAGCTATTAAGCAAACGTAAACCTTTTAACGATAGCCTTTTCCTATCGTTAAAAAGTGCACCCACTATCCATAGTGTGCACTCAAAAAAGTGTAGCTATACTACCTGTTCTCTCAATCCACGTCGAGAGTGTCGTATTGATGTCAAAGGCTTAATAGGTGGGTGCAAATTTGCCCTTGTGTAGCAAGGCTTAGCGAGGGCTATCGTTAAAAGGTTTAATGTGCGGCGGCTTTAAGCTGGGTTCTCGTGATTTTTGAGTGCAGTTTGGCTGTTTGAGGGAAGATGTCGACGCTCTAGGGTTGAGTGCACAGGATGTTAACGTTAAAAGGTGCACACACTTTGCACCCACCCTGTGAAGTGGGAAAATATAGCTCAAAAGGTAAAATGAAACCTGATTATTAGTATGTGCACGAGGAGGTGCTTAAGGAATGGATAATAAGAAGTTTATCGCAGAGACGAAAGATGTTCGTTTAACGGTGAAACGTGCTGATACCTTTGGTGTGAGCTTTGTTAACTGTGAACAAGATATATTGAGGGTTGAGGAAGCGCAAAATGTTATAAGGCTTATTCAAACTAAAAAAGTCTCAGCTTCGAATTGGGTGAGGTGGCTTACTCAGGGTATGCCTGAAATTGTTGTGAGTTTGCCACATGATGTGGAAGTTTGTGAGGTTGAATCTGATTCTAATCAAGTGCTCATCACGGATATTGAGATTGGTAAGCTTTATGTAGAAGTGAACAATGGCAAGGTAGAAGTTGTTAATTTGAAGGCGGATGATGTCTTTCTTAAATGTTATAATGGGCTGGCTTCAGCAACAAACGTAGAAGTAACTCATGTTTGTACGCTTGATACGTTAAATGGCATGAGTATTTTAGAAGGAACAATCACCAAGGATGCAAGCCTTGAAGTAGATTGTGAGAATGGTGTCACCGAGGTTTCAGATAAGAAGAAGGTAAATTGTAAAAACGATGGATTTGCGCATTACATGGTGCACTGTCTTAATGGGAAAGCTATTGCGAAGTAGCAGACATATAGATCAAAAAAGAAGCAATAAAACTTGATATAAGTTGGAATTAGAGCGTATATAGACATACCGATAAAGGAGGAAGCCGTATATGCTCTATGTAAAATTTGATGATTTCGAAGATGTTAGCGTCATGGGAAATGAGAAAGATCATGGAATGTTTATTCCGATTAAGGATGGGAATGTGTATGCTGAGTGCGAACGGTGCGGTGTAGTTGAAAGGATCACCTCACCATGCGAATTCATTGCTAGCACATTTAGGTCAAGAGTGAACTTCAATGAAGGTTATGAACTTTGCGAGAAGTGCTTGCAAGAGGTTGAGTTTGTTACTGTCGCTTTGAGAACTGGAAAATTACCTAATCGAGAATTGAAATGA